GTTCTGTTGATTCTCATACTAATTCCTCTTGACATCTTATACACCATACAATCAAAGGACCATCATCATCCCATGAAACACCACAGGTTTGACATTGATGTATCATAGATAATCCCCCACATATGCGACATTATGGATGGGACATTCATATTGTAGATGATATCGAAGCATATCTGCTTTGATTAAGACTGCTTTGTGAGTCTTATCTTTGTGGATCATAAAGAATGTGCAAAATGGACATTTGATTTTCATCAGCAACACCTACAATTGGCCACAAAATGGAAATTTACTTGGCATTCACGGGCTGGCCACGGATGAACAAGCCCCATTCCGAGGGAAATCGTGTTGGTTGAACAATAAAATTCGGTTTGACACTTTGAGCATTGTACGCACATATTACAACCCAAGTAGAACCTACCTATGTATGTATCGTAGAAAACCTAGGCAACTTGATAGGTTGGGCTTTCAGTACCCTGAAAACCCACTTAAACCGTGATAGGATAAGGGTGACAGTGTCTCCACTATTACTATAACCCTCCTACTATCATGAAAGGGTATGCCTAAAGGACTCAAGTCTACATCTAGCCTAATTACAATCGGATTCGATATTTCAGAATCTGGACCGAACACATTTACACAAGCAAGTGTAGATTTACAGTTGAACCCACTGGACAATGAAGTATTCGTTGTTCAGGCTGTAAACCTAGATCCACTTGCTCCAGATGCAATTGCTGCTCTTAACACTCAAGTCACTGCTTCGATGACTACAACCTCACGAACAGCAGTTGCTAACCTATCTGACTCCGCTTGCTTGGCTACCGCTAACATGGACATCAGAGCAGCAGGATTTGTAGATTCAGGTGTTGGCTTTAGCCGCACTTCAATGGAAACACCTCCATCTGCATTGGAATACATTGGGATCATCGCAACAAACGATTTCTTCCTTCAAATCCGTGGCAGCAACAACCTAGGAGCAAAAGCAATGGCTGGTAAACTCTATGGATATCGTGCTCGTGCTGATGCTGCTGTTTATGCAGCACTCGTTCAATCAGAAGTATTGTCCTCTTGAGGTGAACCTAGTGGTTCGCATTCATGGTCGCTGGTGTGGCCCAAACTGGACAGACGGTCGAAACATCGACGCTCTTGCACACAAGCAAGCAGGTGGCGATTTCAGAGGCCGTTGTGTCGATAAGTTAGACTGTGCCTGTCGTGCTCATGACGAAGATTGTGCTAATACTAAGGGATGTTCTGCATCTGCTGATCGTAAACTCGTAAGAACCGCACTCCTTGTTTCTCTGACGACAAGGAATGCGGCTCTTTCTGCAAAAGCAAAACTGATTGCCTCAGGAATTGCAGGTGCAAGTTTGACAAGGAGTCGATGATATGGTAGATGTACGAATGACAATGGATGAGTATCTAACACTCTTGGGTGGAATCCCAATGGATTCGGAAGCTTCGGAAACTGATGAAAAAAAGCTGGAGCCAAAAAAGAAACGCAGTAGTGCGTATTCACGTCGATATAAAGCAAATTTTCGTAAAGTCGCACCACGATTTAAACTTAAGAATGGCAAATGGAAAAAGAATGGCTTCAAGAGTGCGGTAAAACTTGCACACAAGATGTCAAAGAAGTGAGTTGACGATTTTGGAACATCCATTCGTCACAATTCTCAAAGAGATTCTTGCACAAATCAAATTGTTACGAAAAGATTTGAAGAAGTAATTTCCGGATTTCGGGGGTTTCGAATTGAGATCCTGGGCGATTTGAAATTTTCAGTACAGCGTTTAGAATTCCTTCAGGAAAATCAACTAAGAAAAAACGCCTGAATCTGGTAAAATCAGGAAAGAAGTGAAATTACTGTTGTTAGCAATTGATATTCAGTATCGAACTGATCGTATCTTGTTCTAACAGCAACTAAAAGTTGTTTTGTAGGAATATCTCTAACGTCCACTGCGTCTTCATCAAGATATTTTCTTAATGCTCTGGTGACTGTCTCAGATTGATTATGTTTTTTCTTGAGTTCGTGGACTAATTCGATGGGAATGGAGAAGGTTCTGTTGATTCTCATACTAATTCCTCTTGACATCTTATACACCATACAATCAAAGGACCATCATCATCCCATGAAACACCACAGGTTTGACATTGATGTATCATAGATAATCCCCCACATA